AGACATCTGGTTCAACTACTGTGTATCCTTTTACACAATATAACACTACTGACCAATGTTTTGAGCATTACGATGTGTTGTCTGATACTGTTATTCCTCTTCATAATGGTCAGTTTGCTTTTGATACTGCAGCCGTATCAGGTGATTGTCTTGGTCCATCAATTCAAGGTAAATCGATCTGTCGATTTGATATTAAGGTTCCAATGAATAAGACGGTTGATTATTCCATTGGCAACGCAGGCAGTATTGCTGATATAGCAAAGAACGCCATATATGCTATTTTCATTACTGATTGGTCATATGGCGTCACTGGTTCCTACTTGGAGATTGATATGGATTCTAAATTCTTTTTCAAAGATTGTTAATAAAAGAGAGATTTTTAATAACATATATAGGACTTTTTTTCACCCACCTACACACACACAGCTAAGGCCGAGCGGCAGCGAGAGCCTGACGGCGACGCGCCCGCGCCCAAAGGCGCAGCGAGCCGGATGGCGGCCCGGACGCCTTTGGCGGACGCCGCAATCACACAACTCTATCTTCTTTACTCCATTGTTGGACTTGGAAACGGCGTAACAGAGCTTCTTGCGTCTCCACGTCCTCGAATACAGCAGTTAGAGGATATTGAGAGGTCACAATCAATCTTTTTGGACGTATCGATCTCGAGGCACCTTTCTCTTCCGCAACGAAGGCATATTGATCTGCCCAAACCTTTAAGAAATGAGATATCCATTTATGAGTAGGATCTACGTCGTCTATAATAACCGTATCTTCTCCTTTGTAACCGTCCCACCACTTATTAAGAGGTTTAACATAAAAAGAATCGCCCCCGAGTTGACGAGCGCGAAATGATTTACCTGAGCCAGCGAGTCCGCAAATCCACGTACCGCAAGGACCTGTTAAGTCTGCGGCCCTGCCGCCATGATCCAAATGAATACGTTTGATTGTGTTGTATTGACGCATATATATATCAGCAGGAATATTATCAAATTCTCCTGCTTTTGCAGAGGCTAATGCGTCTGTCCATCTACGTTTTTCACCTTCACCTTTAGTTATTGGGCATTCACCATGCTCATAGAACATGCCTTCTTTTGAACAGTAAGTTTTGTTTTGTTCAGGGCTTCCTTTTGCTAGCTCCCAATGAGCTCTAGGGATTAAAGCATGTACTGCTTTGAATCTCTGGTTTGATTTAAAGATTAGGAAGCCTTGTAGGTGTTGCGTTCCAGTTTCTGGAGCTCGTTCTTCTCCTATTATACCGTATTTGCAAGTTGGCATAATCTCTTCGCGAACGTATACAACCTCTTCTAAAGTATAATTGTTGAGTGTGAAGCACCATTTTGTAGATTGCATTTTTTGTTAAAATATGTTTTAGCTATATTGAAGGTCGGGTATAGTATTACCCCGACCTTCATCCCATCCCACCATCCCAACCATTACGTTTTACTAGAAGGTTCTTTTGGAAAAAGTATGGAAGTCAGTTTAGGGAAGGGACACAAAACTAACGCAACATATTTTAAAAATTGTAAATGAGATGGTACGCAAAACGTCGATCTACTCGCTTTCAAAGAGGGTACGGAAGATGGAGAAAGCGGTTGAATTAAAGGAATCGCGTCCTTATTATTATTCAGAAGGTGGCTCGGCAGCTTCTTCTGTGTTTACTGCAACAGCACCTCTTAGTTTTCTTCTTAATCCAACTGTTCAGGGTGATACAGCTAGTACTAGAGATGGTGATATTGTACGTGCAACGTCTGTACACATATCTGGTATGATTTATTCCAATGCAGATCTTGCGGACATAGGTAAACCAGTTCCGCAATCTGTTGTTCGTATACTCGTTGTCAACGTGAAAAGTCCGAGAGGCACGGCTCCGACTTTTTTTGGTACCCAAGGAGCTGGTAACAGCTATTGTCCATTGTTTAAGACATCTGGTTCAACTACTGTGTATCCTTTTACACAATATAACACTACTGACCAATGTTTTGAGCATTACGATGTGTTGTCTGATACTGTTATTCCTCTTCATAATGGTCAGTTTGCTTT